AACAAAAAGGATCTGTTGGCAAAGAATACTGAAATGCATAACCAAATGTAGGGGTCGTTGTATCTTGTGCTAAAGCTGCGCGATTAATTAAACAGTTCCAAGGATGAGCGCGAGACACTGCATCTCTTACAGACTCAAAGCGCTGGTTCACTACTCGTGCTGCTTTACTATTTTCATCTAATGAAGTAATGTTAGAAGCGCCTAGATTGTTAAGCGCAAAGTTTGCAATATCAACTGTACTAGCCATTTAAATTCTCCATAAAAAAAGGGGGCGCGTTTGCGCCCCACTCTATTAGTCTAGAACGTACTTAACGGTAAGTTCAATAGTACCAGTGCCAGCGGCACCGCCCATTGTAACCGTTACAGGTACACCGTCCTCGTTAGCATCTAACTCTGTGCCGGAGCCTAGAGCGAGTGTAGCGATTACGTCTACCTTTTGCGCTGATGTAGAAGCCGCAGCCGCTTTATAAGCTGCCGCTGCCGCGCTTACCGCTGTACCAGCTGCGTTAGTATGTGCAGCGTAGCCAACAGACAAGGTTGTAGAGGAACCAAGTGCATCATGTGCAAGCGATCCTTCTAACAATCTAGCGCCATCAGGCATGATAAACATTTCAATAACGTCACCAGACGCTAAAGAAGATGCTTCATAAGTACCATGAGCAACTCTAATTCTGCCACTCATTTCGTTCGCCTTATTCATAACTACCGGGGTAGCTCGTGAATTAGTGCGTTGTGCTGAATAAACAGTAGCCATAATTTACTCTCCTTATTCGTTACAAGCTATTTCTACTACCTTATCTTCTTCCATGCGTGTAGCACCGACAGATTGGCAATAGTAAACTTGGGTTGCATATGACTTGTCAGCACGTTCATCAATGCGCGCTGATGGCTCTTTACCAACAGCTAGTTTGATGCCATCTGAAGCAAACGCAATAACCTGACGGTCACTGTTACTATCAGTGTTCAAACGATTTGACACGATAAAGTTAAACCCAACAAATGAATTTAGCTCTCCTTGCGCCAACGCCTTGACTGTGTTGAAGTCGGATGAAGTTACTGTTGTGTTATTTAACAAATCAGAGATTTGCTTTGGTGACACAACAATATGCCGTGTGATTGACGGATCAACAGAGTTTGCATCTAAGATCTCTTTAGCACTTAGAAGCTTTGCAATTGTCAATCCAGCAGATCCATGCGCAATTTTCTGTCCAGCTGGAAGCGCTGTAGAAGTAGCTCCCTCTTTACCAGTGTTTGCACTACCAAGAGCCGCTGTGATGACAACATCATCCATAGCACGACCCATAGCAGCTGCTGCCGCACGGCTGTAGGTTGAAGTCGGATCAGCAAGTAAACGCACTTTGTCTTGATCATCGATCAAGTCAGCGTACTCATAATCTGACATTGTTACCATACGTCTGCTATGTGGTGTGTCCACCAATGGCGTATCCGCATGGCGCGAAGTACGTAGGACAGCAGAAGCTGCACCCACTTGGTCAAAAAAAGCTTTTTCGCCATTCACGCTTTCTACATCAACTGCTGTACGCAGCAACGAACCCATTTGCTGTGATAGCATCTGGATGTTTGCAGAAAACTGATTGACAAAAGCTGTAGTGATTTGAGTAGACATAAGTCTCTCCTTTACAGTTTCAATTAAAGTTTGCTGCGCTTGGTTATCCCTGATGGGGCCGTGCTACTGCTTTGGGCAGCTACTCCGCTTGTCTCACAAGCTTGACGTTGTGGGCCTCTCGGTTATCAACTAAAGATATTCTCTGAGCCTTAACACCTCATCGACTATCTTATCTTTGTTAGGATGATTTTTATCCCAATATGGGCTTGTAGGCAATGTTAATTCGTTAATTTGCCTTTGAGCCTCTTCTGGTGTCATCACTAATTCCGTTGGTTCGCCTACTAGTTTATCTTCGCCTATCTGCTCACCTAAACTAGCAAACATTTTTACAATCTCAGGAACGTCTCCTAATAATCGCCCATCTGCTAATTCTATACTATCAAACAAATCTGTGCCACCTAAAAATGTTCTGGCCGCAGTTTGAGCTAATTCTAGTCTTTGATCAAATGCTTTGCCGTATTCTTTTTGTAATTCTTCAATACCAGATTGTCTGGCTTCTTCGGCTTGTTGCGTCCTTAGATCTCTAAATCCATTTTCTTGATCTGCAAAATGTGTAGCAAGTTGATTTGCTTGGTTTACAGTCAACCCAGCCTCATAAGCTTTTTGCCGAAGGTTATTTGCTACAGTTTCGTTTAAACCTTCTATTTTTGTAAAGTCATAACCATCAGCGTTTTCTGGCGCTCCTAGTTTTGTGTAAACGTTGCGCCATTCATCAGGCGTAGAATGTTTGCCCGGTAAAGCAATTTTGTCAGCGCCAATCATTCTTTCCGCGTTTACATAACTTTTTGCTAATGAATTAGCATCAGTGAATTTACGCAATGATGGTTCATTACGCAAATCTTCTGTTAAACTTTCATGGAAGCTAACTGGAGCCACCTCCGCTGCTACAGCTTCTTGAGATCCAGTATCTTGGATTGCCTCTTCGCTCATTTCATTTCCTTCTCTTCGGACAACATTCTGACGATTTGCATAATAGTTGCTCGCTGTCCTTCGTTAAATGTTTGTTCATATGGATCGCCAGAAAACGTAGTGGTCTTAAACCAAAACCTATTTTGCAAGTCCTCAATCACTCTTTTGCCGTCTTCAGTGTTAAAGGTACGCCTGTAAGCTAATTTTAGTTCTTCTAACTTATTCATTCTTGAGCCGCCGTTGCTTGTGCTTTTATAAATGGTGCAACTTTATTAGCTTGCTCTGCTTGAACCATCTGCTGCTCTAAAGCTTGCTGCCTTGCTTGAGCTTCTTGCTGCTGCCGTCTTACTTGCTCTACTTCCTCAGTGCTTTTTATAACCCTTGCTGGTAAACCAGCCGTCTCAACCAAGTACTGCACCATCTTATCTCCATCAAGATAATCAGTAACAGGGGCAACCTGGCTGACTTGCAACAATATTTCAAACCCACGTAGCATAGCTTGTAGATCTGTAAGCTTCTGCGCTTTTGCAAGAGGCGATACATATTCAATATCAATATCTTGTCCTTGTAGCTCCTCGGGAGCTGGGGGGAGTATACCGCTACCGAGGAGCAATGCAAAAGAACGTGAGATTAATGGTTGGAGCAATTCGGCTTGTAACCTACCCAAAACAGGCCCAAGCAACCGCATTTTCTCTTCGTTCCGCTGCAATACTTCGGTTGCTGTCATTGTCGGCCCTTGCCCTAACAGCAACTGATCAACATAAAAAGCTTGACGTATAGCATTACGTCTTTGCTCTTCCATGTTTAAACCTAACGGATTGTTTGCCCCAATATTTAACGGCTCTAGTCTATCTCTTGTGCCTGATCGATAAAAGTTCAAAGATCCTGGTGTTGTACGTACAGGCATCATAAAACCATCATCAGGAACCATTAATGGTGGATCTATTTGTTTTTGCGCTGCCTTTATTGTTGTTTCTGACATTTTATTAAGCATTTTAACATCAGGTAACGCAGTCATTGCCGGGGATCTACCGTACTGACTAACACTATCTTTAACAAAACGCGGTATCATAAAAGGAAAATCGTCAAATCCACTTTCAGACAGTAGCCCTAATCCATCTGCTAAATAATATACAGAAGCTATAGGTTTATCTTTTGCAAACTTACCTTTTGTTTCGCTACGTGGAAATACGGCGTGTATAACATCATGCTCTTTGTACGGATCTTTTTCCGCATCCTTTTCTACAGCTTGAGGCAGCATTGTGTTAGGAAACTGCATTTTTATAGCACGAGCACTTAATTTAAACTTACGATAAATCGTATCTACTCTTCCATTTGGATCTTCTGATATGCAGATCTCTGCAATGTGCCGACATGCAAATCTTAAACCCGATGCATCATTTTCAACATAAAAAGCACCAGTGCCAAAAACCACCAGGTCATAATATAATTCATGTATTTCTTGCTGGAAGTTAGAGCGATTAAACGCTTGATACATTTGATCTGTGCAAATCTCTAGCCATTCATTCGCCATATCATTTTGCTGCAATGCAGGATTACGATACCGCATCGAAAACCAAGGCGTACTTGGGGAGGTAAGCATACCATGCAAGCTAGATGCAAGTAATTCAACCGCATGTATAGCTGTGCCATCAAATATTAATTCAGTTCTCTTGTCA